TATGCTTCCATCGGAAACGATGATCTGGCAGCCTGAGTTCACAGATAAAATACTCTCCAGGAAACCCGGGGCGGTTCACATTTTTCATAGTCAACCTCAACAGAATTCGTTTATACTTCGCCATGTTCTCCCTTGCCTTACTCAAGGTCAGAAACACAAAACCTCGCTTGGTGCCAACAAACGGGGTTTTTACTTTTATTCACTTACGTTTCGCCAGTTCGCAGGATTTCGTGTTATCCGCCCGCGTGGCCATTCCTCATTTTTCAGCAAAATATTCTGCTTATCTGTCGATACCCCAGCACGCCAGCGCGCTCTCCTGGTCACGACGGGATACTTGACCGTAACAGTTGTTTGAACGAATACGGCAGTCTCTGCCACCGTCCTTAATCCACCAGCGAATCGCTTCGCAGGCACCTTTTCGATCACCAGCATTAATTCGTCTGTAAAACGTCGACGGGAAACACTTACCGGGACCAATGTTGTACGGACAGAATGACGCGATCCCCGCTTTCTGGGGTTCGGTCAGTGGCACTCTGATGTTTTTCTCCACCCACGCCAGCGCCTTATCCCGTTCGATAGTGTTAACCCAGTCGCATTTTTCCTTCGACAGCTTCATGCCAGGAATCACAGGCTTACCATCCACCATGATGGCACCTCGGCAGATGGTCCAGATACCCGCACCATCACGGTATGCTGTGGTGTGCTTGCCTTCCTTTTCATCCAGAAACTGGTCGAGAATGTCAGGCGCAGGCGCACCAGCGGCAATCAGCGCCAGAACGGCAGCCGACAGGCCGTATTTGATTTTGGTGTTCATGGATATATTAAATATTCAGCCGCTGTCCCTGGCCCACTAAATACGCACTTTAAGATAAGTCAGCCCCGGATGAAGCCAGTAAGCCGGCACTTTTTTAAAGGGTGGAGTATTAAAATCACGAAGAAGAGCCTCCCGCACAATTGCATCCTTATCAGCACCACTGGCCAGCGCTTCAATCTCAGCAGCTACCTGCAGATATCCCATGCAACGGCCAACGCGCTTCATCAGCCCCTGCTTTTTATTGTTCTTCAGGTAATCAATGGCAAATTCAATGAGCTCCTCACTGTGCTGGTGCGATGGAGGTGTTACTTTCCCATTTTCTGAGATGGTTATTTTCCCAGCATCACCGGATACAACAAAGGATGGCCGGTTACACTCCCATTCCGGGTCACTGAAATTATCATTATGAATACTGAAACACTCTGCGAGATTTCTGCTCATCACTTTCCGACAATAATCGTCAAACGCAGCAAACTGCTTTTCATCGCCAGAAGGCACCAATATCGACCATTTCTTATTCAGCTCAACGACGTAGCTCTCCAGTTTTTCAATACGTGATTCAACATCATCTTTTTCTGACCGCAGTGTTGACGGCGGCATCTTCAGAGAACAAGTAATTCTTCCCGGTAGCTTTCCTTTGTAGGTTATCAACACATCCTGCGCCTCTAAAATTACGGGGCGCTTTTCCGGCAACGGACCATCCCCTTCACATAACCCGGCAGCAACATCCATGAAAAACTGCTTCGCCTGCTTTTTCGCCTCAGCTTCGTAAAACTCCAGCGTGGCACCTTCAGTACGGTCAAGACTAATCGCCACATCTGGCAACAACAGCGACGCTTGCCCGTCACCTTCCGGCTTCACAGTAACAGTAACCTTATCCCCGTAATTATTTATCCCCTTAACAACCAGTTCATATTTTTTATTCATCACTTTACTCTCCCCGCGCCGCCTTACGCCGGTCCTCTTTGATTTTGAAATACAGGTTAGTCAGATATGTCAGCAGCCCAAACAGCAGACTCCCCAGCACGCCTATTGCCGCCCACTGAGACGGGGAAACCCTGTCCAGCAACTGCAGGAACCAGTAGCCCGTTCCCACCGCTGACGTGGTGTATGACACACCTGTTGTGATTTTTTCCATCTGGTACATACCCCGTCTCCCGTTATCCGGAAGCTGACAACAATAAAAAAGCCACCAGTTAAGTACTGATGGCTCTGATAACTCATGCAGGCGTCTCAGACGACCCACTGACACTACCGGTGAGTTTAACGATACCTTCCATTTGACTGGCTCACTTTTTATGATGATGCCGGTGCATTTATCTCCAGCACCAGACTTTCTATCTCAACGCCATACGTTGCATTTTTGGTAATATCCGTCAGCGTCAGTGCATTTAGTCCCACTGCCAGACCGTCTTTTATGGCCTGGAATGCCGGGCCAGTACGATGACGTAGTATCACTCCGGCTCAGTTGCACCACTGACCACCACATCACCTTCTGCTGCAATCGCCTGCATCAGGGTATAAGGGGTTATGGCCACCGGACTACCAAACGGCTGCCAGCCCTCTTTCAGTTTATGTGTCAGCTTTTCCGCAAGATCTGACGGCGCCGCCGCCCTGACAACATCATAGTGTTTAAATGCCATGGTTCTTTCCACCATCTGAAAAATAATTCTTTAAAATACCTGACATGTAATACAGAAAAAACACAAAACCATACCTTAAATAAAAACTTGATTATCAAGCAGATATGCATGGATAAACTACAAGACGAGATATAAACCACCCTGCATTTAAATAAACAATAAACAACATCATAAAAATAATTCTGCTCTATGGTTTACATTCAAAAATATCATTTATACTTTTCAGAACATCACCAGCAAGGCATAAACAAGGAAACTAAATGAAGTGGATTGTGATTGATACAGTTATCCAGCCATCATGCGGAATATCTTTTTCAGTCATATGGAGTAAAGTAAAATTAATAATCTGGTATCAATCGGATGCTTTCTTACCTCCTGAAAGTATATTTACACTGACTCACACAGGTATCATGCTCAATAACAAAGTGCTACCTGTAACCATTTACAACGTAGTACCATTCAATAAAACATTCTGGAATTTAATCAAAAACAGCCAGGAATGCCCTACAAATACAGATAACGTATTGAATGAATGCTTTAATAACCGTTGCACTCTGCAAATATGTCCTTATGGACTAAAACAACAAAGTCCATAAGGAGTTTACTCACATCTGACAAAATCAATATAAACAGCCCCTCCGGAGAGGGGCTGGAGAGTGGCGCTATGTGCCATTGCATGGTGCCGGGTGCCTCCCGGTGAATTCAGTACCAACACCTGAATCCGCGATTATCCCATATACCTACTCGCTGATTGCCCCTCCGCACAGGGGGATTCACCATGCCAGTTTCTTTTAACAAACTCCCCGCAAACCAGACAACAGTCAACCGCCTGAATTGTGAGACATTTAAAAAAAAGCCCGCAAAAGCGAGCCAGGGAAAATAAGTGTGGCGCGTTGTACTGGATTCGAACCAGTGACCGATTGCTTAGAAGGCAATTGCTCTGTCCGGCTGAGCTAACAACGCAGGATACAGATAATGGACCGCCTTCGGGGACCCGAACTCCGCGCAACCAGCTTCGAAGGCTGGCGCTCTTTCCTGATGAGCTAATGGCGGTATGTGATGGTGGCCCTTGCTGGATTTGAACCAGCGACCTGGCGATTATGAGTCGCTCGCTCTCACCACTGAGCTAAAGGGCCGGAAGCAGAATAATAATGGTGCGTAATTAATTCTGCAATCTCATCCGTTTCAAACGATTAAATCCTGAACTTCCCTGACTGTCTGCTCAAAACGTCCGGTCTCCAGTTCAACGCCAATCGCACGACGCCCGAGCGCCAGTGCCGCTTTTACCGTTGAACCTGAGCCCATAAAAAAATCTGCAACCAGGTCTCCCGGACGACTGCTTGCGCTGATTATCTGCTGCAGCATTTCTGCCGGTTTTTCGCACGGATGTTTCCCGGGATAGAACTGCACCGGTTTATGCGTCCAGACATCGGTATACGGCACCTGCGCTGTCACGCCAAAATACCGCCGCAGTCGGCATTCACAACCACAAGCGTGTTTAACGTACTGCACAGCTTTTCAGACATAAAAAGGCCGCCTGATAGCAGCCTTTTCACATTAAAATTAAGTTTTTCTTTACTCTGTAGTATGGGAAATTAGCATTCCCTACTGGGTTTATACAACTAATCTGACGTCACACGCACCATTATACTTACTAAAGAAAAGTCATCATCAGGTCCGGCTCTCTCTATACGACGCAAAATACCATTAGAAAACTTCTGACTATTACTCATAGTATTTGATGTAAATCTGGGGCGTTTTTCCCAAACGTTATGAACTCCATCAGACATGATACACAGATGATACAACCCGTTAATACCAGGCAAATCTTTCCACGGGATAAAATCACAGTCGTATTCCATATCAACATTTGAGGCTATGGCAGTCGTTAAGATATTTTTTCCCGGTTTATTCTTCAAATCTCTGGGTTTAAAAATATTCTGATCAATTAACATCTGATGTCTGGTATCGTCCTTCGTCAATTGATATGCTTTCTTTTCTCCAATGCAATACAAGCGACAATCACCAATATGACCAATAATAATTCCGCTATCACAAACATAACAAAAGGTAAGTGTAGTAGCAGCTTTATCGAACTCATCATTAACTTCAGCTAACGACATAACTTTTCGCTTAACTTCAGCAAATACATTCGGAACTGCATCAAAAGATAAACTTGTCAATGCTGAAAGTTCAGCGATTGCCATGGATGAAGCATAACTGGCACCAGAGTATGAACCTACACCATCAGCTACGGCAAATAAGATGCCGTCTCCTACAATTTTTGGAGGAAGCAATGAATCTTCGTTGACCCTACCTGGTTCTTTTGGATACGAGAATGATGAAGTCGCTATCAGCTGAATCATGACTCACTCCTTAAAAAAGAATGCGCAAAATCAAACGCCACATCATCTATTGTCTGATATCTATCATCTTTATCCATCCTTGTGCACTTAGCTATGATAGGCTTTATTTTTTTATCATCTAAATTTAAGTCTTCAATTAACCGTCCCACAGCATAAACATCAGTCTTAACTGAATACTCTGCATTATATAAAATCTCGGGAGCCATATATCTTGTACTTCCCATACGGGTACCGATCTCGGTCAATTTAGTGGTATCCCCTTCGGGATTCGTATCTTTTACCAGACCAAAATCAGACACCTTGTATGTTCCGTCGCTAAATCGCAAAACATTAAAGGGTTTTATATCTCTGTGTAAATAGCCTTTGGCATGGATGTAAGCTACACCATCTAATACCATTTTCACTATTGAAATTTTTTGATCTGTTGTAAGAAGGTTGTTCGTTATTTCGTGCTCAAGATCACATTCTGCTTTATCCATAATGAACCATGGATTCTCAACAAACAAATCGCACAAATAAATAGGAACAATATTGCTATGTACGCAATGTGATTGATACACAACCTCCCTTTTAAAACGCCTTCTAAACTGCTCTATTTGCGCCAAAAGCTCTGGTTTTTCGGGTGCTAAAACCTTTCTAGCATAATCCCCGCATTCACCTTTATTGAGGTTGTAAACCTTAACGTGTTCAACAAAGCCAAATGCCCCTCTTCCAATCAACTGAATTCGTTTTATAAAGTAATTACCGTGCTGTTCTTCCATTAAGCTCACCGACCTAAATTGTAACAATATCCATATATTACAACTACAGATAAAAAGGTCCACAGAGTTAAGCAAAAAACCCGCACATTTGAGCGGGTTTATACACTTTACAGCAATATATCACATTTACATAAAATATATGCTATCTAATTGACTTTTGCAATATCTCGCTGCAAAAATGCCGCTTTTTGTTGAGATCTCCTTTTCACAGTGCAAATCAGAGATTCGGTATCGAGGTTCATAAAAATGTCGAGTATTTCACGCCAGTAGCTCACATAATTGTGGCTCCAGTTGTCAGGCTTAATCCCACACAGACGGGCAAGCTCCTGTTGCTGGTAGATATCATGTCCTATAACCCATCTCCTGACATCCTGTGCAGCCAGCCAGATTAATTTTTTCAGGCGTTCCTGTGTCTTCCCTGCAATTTTCCTGGTACCAGAGTGAGTCTTAAATTCTGTCCATGCCCACTGCGTTATCGCGATCTGATACTCCCAGCAAGTATTTCCGCTGTAACACCACAACAACCAGGCTTTATGATGTTCTTCAAGAGACAAAACAGCCCGCCGCCATGATGATGTAGAAAAAGCAACCTGACTGACCAGAGGAATTGACGTCCCCTTCGCCAGCGATTGTTTTCCCGGGATTGGTGGATTATCCCGCGTTATCATTTTTCCGGTCACTTCATCGCGGTACCGGATTTTTTTACGCCTGTAACGCCCTGTATCGAACATGGCATTCTCCTGCCAGGCTTCAAGCTGACCTTTTGTTGCCCCACTCAAATCAGCGGTGGCGATAATGAGCTGCTCACGCACAAACTGTAAATACTGGTTATTCATGCGCACTCCAGTTCTGTGATTTTTATCCCCAGCCGCCCACCAGGAACGAGCTGACCGCGCACAATATTGATTTCATCAAACTGCTCGTCGTCTATAAGTAGTCCGGCATGCGTCAGCGCATCCAGTGGTGCCTTCAGGATATTGTCCAGGTCGCGGCGGCGCTTATCCGGTGGCTCTGCAATCACCTTTATCGCCAGCCTTCCGGACAGGCTTAATTTCAGCCGCTGCTGGCGAACAATAAGCGCCACAGCCCGGCGATAACGCTTTCCCTCCTCCGAGATAAAATATGTGCTGCCACGGCGTCGCCAGTAAGTGTTCACCGTCGGCGGGTAAGGTAAAACCAAATCTATGAGCATCAGTCACCTCTTTTACCCAAGCACGCCAGTTGCAAAGGCGTGATCAAGAAAACGAAAAATTAAATCAACCTGAGAACCATGCTTTTCTTCGAACGCCAGAGGATCCGCATGAAGCTCGTTGTGATGCTCCCGACACAGCGGTAGCGTGAAAATATCGTGAGATTTTGTCCCCATTCCGCCCTGACCATGACCAATCAGGTGATGGGGATCGTCGGCTGGCTTACCACAACACGCACACGGCTGTGTCTTCACCCAGCGTGTGTATTTCTCGTTAACCCAGCGGCGACGTTTAGGTCGTTTCATGAAAGATTCCGGAGACTCAGGATCAACGGCAATGCTGACCACCGTCTCTTCCTGTGGCGGGTTTTGCTGGTGGGCGTGAGGCAGCGGCGCAAGATTTTTTGTGCGCTGCTTCAGTATGCTGGTGGCGGTCTGCTCTCCCGGTACGATGTCGCTTTCACGGTACATTGAGCGGATTTTTTCCGCACGCAACCCCAGCGAACGACGTAATACCGCTTCCGGTAGCGCGTCCGCCACCTGATTGCGGACCGCCCACCAGGATAATTCAGCCAGCGATAATTCCCGTTCCTGCGAGCCATTCATTGCATGGCGTATGACGTCAATCATCCATGCAGACAGGTTTTGGTGAGCAAGTTGCCCGAGTGATTCGGAGGTCTGGTCGCGCAGCTGGTTGTCGCAGTGCCAGCACAACACCATTGCGCCGGTACCATAACGGTGAATGACGGTTTCACTGTGGTGATAATCGCCGTGTGGCCACTGGCAGGATTTAACATGGCGCAGTAACCAATCAGACAATGCGCCAGCGCCACCAGCAGCACGAATCACTCGTTCGTCGCTGAAAAATGGCAGTAATGATTTATCCTCCGCCAGCGGCTGGCGAACGGCAGGAACGACCCCGGACGGCAGATTACGCATGCTTTTCGGTTCCGGCTCCACCAGTACCCGGGTATTGTGGAATACCGGCATGGATTCACGGCCCGGCTTAACGATCACCAGCCCGAGTTCCGGTACCAGAACAGGTCGAAGTAATACCCGCACGTTACCTCCAGATGCGTTGCTGGAATGTGCGGGACGGACGCGGTGGGCGTTCGGAATAAGGGAGTCTGACGTAGATTATCCAGTGACGATAATCGAGGGTGAGGGCTTTCCTAAACTCATATCCACGTCTGCGGTAGTTATGAATCAGCCATTCGGCCTGTTCTTCAGTACAGGGATCGTGCTGATACCAGTCATATTTGAATGCGTGAGAACGCCACCCGTGCCTGCTGGCAAAGGCAGAATCAGAATTGCGAAATTTGAAATTATGCGCCATTGTCATCTCCAATGGCGCTGCAGGTTGCCAGTTGTTCAGGCTGGCTCACGTATTATAACTTATTCCCGAACTACCTTGAAACCGAGTCTTTCCAAGTATTCAATGAATGCCTCAACAGATAACACTACATGATCATCAGGAATTAACGCTGTGTAGGTAATACCCCCATTCTCAACGCGCACAGCATAGAGGCCATCTTCACTAAAAATTTCACGTAATTCTTCGATTTTCATCAACAGAATCCTTCCAGATAAATAGCACTCCCCCTGTTCGGGGTCCATCCCTCTTCTCCCTGCGCGCTACTTAAGTATTTTTGATTCTATTCTGGCACCGTCCAAAACTTCAAACACGTTGAAAATAAAAACAAAAAACCCGCCGAAGCGGGTATACTCAAACAATCTGGAAAATATTTCTTGGATTTGTAATAGGTCTGTTGATGGAGAACAACTCACGAATTAAATCTTGGCTCAAGCCAGTTTTCATAAGAATTCTTAGCCAGGTTGCATCATCCAGCATTTCAATCGCCTCGGCCAGCATGCCGGGTTCTTCAGGGCGCAAAAGTTCATCACCAGGTTCAACTCTCGTATACCCTCTGGAATTAAGATGCATATAGCCAGTTCTTGCCTGTTCCTGGGTCAATAAGCCTAATGCGCTGGCTCGATAAATACACATTTTAAGGCTGATTTTCCATCTAAGTTTAAATTCAACCAGAGCATTCCAGTCGAATTGCTTACCTCGTATTCGTGGAAATTCTTTAATGAAAGATAACCTGGGAACTAATAAGGCGCTCGAAAAGTGATCGGCTTGTGATTCCGTAAGTTTATCACCTGTCGTTATGCCCTCATGCATTACTAAATGCCCTAATTCATGACCTAAATCAGAGCGAAATCTACATATGCTTTTTTTAACATTGTTCCTGATGATAACAGGCCTGTTATTGTGAACAGTAAAAGCATCAACACGATCATCGACTCCCGTAACATGCGCAACGATTACCCCTAAACTCTCCGCCAATTTAACCATTGATGATATAGGGCCAAGACCTAAATTCCAGGCACGGCGACAATCTTCTGCCACTCGCTCAATATCATTCGGAGTAAGTAATTCAGCCCCTGGGTGCTCCGGTATGTTAACGTCAGGAAATTCGATTTCACCTTCAACAGCAGAAATTATAATATTAAGAATCTCAGCCCTGGCCAATACACTATTAGTCAGCGTTTGAGTCCTGGACTTCTTACTCCGAAAATGGCAGACATCACTTTCCAGAGCGTATTTTCGTTCAGTAAAAAGAAAACTGGACTTAATCATAAGCGCTGAAGATATTAACTCAAGACATTGCTCCGATGGCCTGCACCCCTTCTCCAGTTTGCTAACGAATTGCTTTGTCTTGCCAATTTTTTCGGCTAACTCTTCACAAGAAAGCCCAACAGCCATTCTCGCTAGTTTGAGCTTATCACCCCGATACTCAGTGAAGTTATTCACCTGATGTTCCATCACTGCTCACATCCAAATCTTTATCCTTCGTACGCCGACGAAGAGGCACCTTATTAATCTCCGCTTCGTCAGGGAGTGTGTTATAATCAAGAGGCATAAGCGGCATCGATGCTGTAGATTGATGAGAAACTATACTAATCTGAGCACCATAAGTATTAAATCCAACAAGAGCTACCTCCCAACGAGGCAGTGTGGACTCTAATTCACCATCGCCCTCTTCGGATAAAAAAGGCTCAGCTATGACTCGCCATGTAATATCTTGCTCAGCCTCAACATCACCAAACAATGAGAGCTGCTCATACTCTACTTTATTTCGACGCAGACGATGTTTCTTTTTGGGGTTATTAATGCAATCTTTGGTAAATTGTAGCGGAACTTTATTTAAAGCAACTACATAGTCCAACCCCTTGGAAATCATCTCAAGGCCAGGAATTGCATCTTCATTTTGAATAAGATGATTTCTGACCCAATCATAAGCCCTTACACCTTCAGACCAGTTGCTGTCTAATGCGTGCTTATGATAGTACAGCTGCTCAAGTACGTTAGCGATCTCCGCCAACAAGTGGCGAACATAGTTTTCAGCAAGATAAGGTTGAAATTCCCAACAAGGAGCTAACTGATTTTCATTCATTTCAAGTTTCGCTTTTTTTAGAATTCGTAAACCACATATTTTCGCATTTTTCTATTTTTGTCAACCAGACTAATGCAAAAACCCGCCGAAGCGGGTTAAGTGCGGGTGCGTTGAGGATGCCTGGCACATCAGAGGTGGCGGGAGATTACTCCCCCGCCGGGTCTCTTACTCCTCAGGTTCGTAAGCTGTGAAGACAGCGACCTCCGTCTGGCCGGTTCGGATTCGTACCTCGCAGAGGTCTTTCCTCGTTACCAGTGCCGTCACAATGACGGTTAAACAGATGACGATCAGGGCGATTAACATCGCCTTTTGCTGCTTCATAGCCTGCTTCCCCTTGCCTTTCGGCACGTAAGAGGCTAACCTACATTTGTGAGACATAGATTGGGCCTCAGATTAATGTTAAGCGTCTTGCAGGACGCGAAATGTTAACTGGGGCTTTTCTCTATCTGCCTTTCAGTGTTCATGCCTGAGACAGATAGCCTCAAGCACCCGCAGTCATTCTACTTAACTAAGATTTCCCCGCAAACCGTTTTTGTCCGGCACAGTAAATATCCAACTAAACCAATGGCGTTCGCTGTATTTACCGCCAGTATTCAATGCACATGACCGCCATGAACACCCCTAAAAAAAGGGCATTTATATGTCCAAACATTAATATCAAAACATCAACTTTTTCCATATACCTTGCTGTGAAGATGATGGGCATACATGATGCGAACAACCAGAACGCAACAAACAAAAACTGCAATGCGTTTTTCATTATTCCCCCTACAATCAATGTGCAATAACATTTAAACACACCTCAATTTGGCCGGACATATAAATATCTAAACCAGAAAAAATCACTTACATAGCGTTACAAACTCTTTAGTCTAAATATTCATCGCAAAATATTCCCCATACTTATCAGCCCGTTCTGCGCCAGGTAGCTCATTGCCTTATCTGGGAATCTGTAATCAGGTTTCCGGATGCTGGTGGATTTTCGCGTTTTAGTTGTTCATAAAAGTGCACAGCTTTAACCAGTTCTTCTGATGTCACCGGAACTGGCGGGGCAGCGAATAAGGCCTGAATTTCATAGTTCGGCCTGTCGTTGCAATCCTCTTTTGTCGGTACATATTTCCAGTCACCAACCCACAGATTCTCCTGAAAGTCCGTAACGCCTTTTTTCACGTAGCGATATCGCCATGCAACTGGTTTTGCCTGCCCTGCCGTTTCATGCCCTTCCTGATAATTAATCTCGCTCATTCATCGCCCCACTCATCACAATATGCTTCGACCGGAGTTTTTCCTGCTTCATAATCATCACGCCATGCTTCAGCATCAGCAGCACTGCCACCACGTAACTCTGCATAGTCCATTAACAGTTCATGCCATGCTTCAAAACTGACGTTGTATTTAGTTGAACCAAAATCAGCCATTTTGCTCTTCCTCTTCGTCTTTTATTTCGTGATATGAGTAATTGCAGTAGTTAAAGAAAATATCTTTTGCTTCGTCATGTATTTCATCAGGCGTCGCATCATCATCCACTTCGAATTCATCCTCGAAATCTCCACCGGCTATTCCCGTTTCAATAATTATTTTAAACTTTCGCATTTAACTACCGCCCTTTCGGGCGGCCTCCTGATGTTCTGAGGGTGCAGAAATCCCTCCGGTTAAGGATTAAATTTTTAACAGAGCTAAATTTAATTATTCAGTTCTGGATTTTGTCGCCCTGCGTATCCGCGCTTTCGCGTTACGCTCAATCTGAATTAGCTTTTCTATATTTTTTCGCCTTTCCCGCTCCTCCTGACGCAAGAGCCTTACATCATCTGCCAGTCTGGTTTCTCTTTTCGCCACAGAGAGCATCCAGTCAAATGGTTCCACAACTGCACCGCAGATTTTACAGCGGACCTGACGCTCTTTTTCGTCAACCCGGACAGAGGCGTGATGACAATATGGTCTTTCCGATGGCTCATAAAGAAAATTAACCTGATTACGAGGGTCATCCTCTTTTACCGGAAATAAAACGATATTGCTTAACTCATCCTCTGGTTTTATTTCCATGCTCCTCTCCTTTGATGCGAATGCCAGCGACGCGTAATGCGTGTTCCAGGTCAATCAGGTAAAGCCAACTGCCATTTTCTTTAGGTATCATGACATGTCGCTCATCTGCATTTATCGGGTGTCCATATCGAAGGTCGTAGCGAGTCGGTAATTGAACTTCCCGCGCTTCCAGTTCAGCAATACGCTTGCACCCATCAGAGATAACTCCCTCGTAATACTCGCGCTGCTCGTTGAGTTTTGATTTTGCTGCTTCAAGCTCAACGAGCAGCTTCCCAACCGTAAGCGCAATATCCTCGTTCTCCTGGTCGCGGCGTTTGATGTATTGCTGGTTTCTTTCCTGTTCATCCAGCAGTGCCAGCACGGTAGCCGGGTTAGCCTCTGCTATGAACTCAGCGTTTGCATAAGCCTGAGCATCTGTTTCAATCAGGCAGTTAACATGACGTTCCGCAATCACGCCACCGGGTTCTCCTTTCCATTTTTGACAAACAAAAACTCCTGTTAAATTGCCGTGTTGGTTAACAGATGTATGCCCTACGATGTAGCTTCCTTTAGTTGCTTTCTCTGCCTTTTCACGCAGTACCTGATAGTTAATCTCGCTCATTTTTCTCTTCATTCCGGTATACAAGAATTACAACGTCACCTCTGCTAATTACGCGAGCTGGATCCCCTGGTTCCATGCTGTCAATCCCGAAGGCTTCGAAAAATGCATCCATTGCCTTCTGGCGTTGCTCCTGCTTACGGCGTTTATTCCATTTTTGAACAACAGTGACAGCCATCGTCCGCTGCAGAACATGATGTAGAAATAACCAAGAAGTGCCAGGCCGGTGTTCAGGGCCATATCAATCGTTATCGCCGGGTCAATATTCACTGCCCACCTCCTGAAAAATCACCGCATGGCCCAGTTTCTCCGCCAGTGCCAGCTCAGCCCTTGCACCTGCCGACTGCTGCCAGCCGGTGATGCTGCCAACTTACTGATTTAGTGTATGATGGTGTTTTTGAGGTGCTCCAGTGGCTTCTGTTTCTATCAG